AAACTGTGGCTTCGGCTAGACGAGTAGTTAGGCCAGGCACAAAAACTGTGAAACTCACTTCATCACAGGTAGCAATAGCTAAAAAATTAGGAGTGCCACTCGAAGAGTATGCAAAACAACTAAAAATCACGAAGGAGGTATAAGCATATGGAAAAAGAAAAAGAAAAAACTTCTCGTGCGAACCAATCTAGGTCAAAATCTGAAAGACCAAAGGTTTGGGTTCCACCATCATCTTTAGATGCACCCCCTGCACCTGATGGATTCAGGTACAGATGGATTAGGGCAGAGAGTGTTGGTTTCCAAGACACTAAAAATATAACTGGACGAATTAGAGAAGGTTATGAGTTAGTGAGATCAGAGGAAATCGAAAACGCTTCTGACTATCCTGTCGTCGAAGACGGACGATATAAGGGGGTTGTCGGAGTTGGTGGCCTTTTGCTTGCAAAGGTACCGAACGAGATCGCGAAGCAACGTCAAGACTACATGTCTCAAAAACATGAGGACAGAAGCGAAGCAGTAGAACACGATCTAATGAAGGAGCAGGATAAGAGGATGCCTATCAATATTGAAAGGCAGTCTCGTGTAACCTTCGGTGGTACAAAGAAATCCTAATAAGGAATTCTCGGGTTAATCCCTATCATCGATTATCAATAAACAGTCTATGGACACTTAAGTACATGGACAAAAGGAGAAACGACTATGGCAAACGAGTCAACAGTTGGATTTGGTTTCAGACCTACAAATAGATTAGGAAACACTCCGTCTATTCAAGGACAAACTAAGTAACAACTTCAAACGGCTCCAGGTGTTGCGCTAATGAAAAATGACCCTGCATCAATTCAAGATGCTGGTAACGCAGGTTTCATTCAAGACGCAAGTTTTGCTACGACTGATGATGGTGGTACAGGTGGAGCGTCTTATGACAACACTGGTCACGCTAAATTAGTTGGCGTTCTTAACGGCTTTTTCTACATAGATAGCACGACTAAGAAACCAACTTTTGCAAATTCAGTTGCTGCATCACAAGCATTTGGAACTAATCCGAACACAGGTAGTACTAATGGTTTTGCTTTTGTTAACAACGACCCTTTTCAAGAATATCTTTGTAAAGCGGACGCTGCGATAGCACAAAGCAACCAAAACTTACTTGCGTTCAATTGCAATAATAATGGCGGTACATCGAAAGATGGACAGTCAGTTGTAACTCTAGACATTAGTGGTGCAACAGCGGCGGCAACGGCGATGTTCACTGTAATTGGTGTTGGTGAAGATCCTCAAAACGAGGACATCACTGCAGCAGGTGCTAATGTTAAAGTCGTAATGGCAGCAGGCGCTCGCCTCTACGGTTAATAGCTAAATAGGAGAAAATAAAAATGGCAATATCACGATCACAACTAGTTAAAGAACTAGAGCCAGGTTTAAATGCACTATTTGGCCTGGAGTACAAAAGGTATGAAAATCAGCATGCTGAAATTTATACCGCTGAAAACAGTGACAGAGCTTTTGAAGAAGAAGTAATGTTATCTGGGTTCGGAAACGCAGCAGTAAAAGCTGAAGGTCAAGGCGTATCATTCGATGATGCACAAGAGACTTTCACAGCTAGATACTCACATGAGACCGTAGCTTTAGCATTTGCTATCACGGAAGAAGCTATCGAAGATAACCTCTACGATAGACTAGCTTCTAGATACACAAAAGCTTTAGCAAGATCTATGAGCAATGCGAAACAAGTAAAAGCAGTAGAACCATTAATTAATGGTTTACCTTCTGGTTCATTCCAGTCAGGTGACGGCGTAAGCTTGTTTAACACAACTCACCCTACGATAAATGGTTCTTTCAAGAACACATTATCTACAGCGGCAGATCTTAACGAAACTTCATTAGAGCAGTCTTTAATAGACATCGCTCAGATGACGGACGAAAGAGGTCTTAAAGTTGCAGCAAGAGGAGTAAAAATGATTATTCCTTCTGAGCTTCAGTTTACAGCAGAGAGATTGATGAAATCTCAAGGCAGAACTGGAACAGCTGACAATGATATAAATGCAATCGTATCAATGGGGATGATTCCTCAAGGTTATAGAGTGAACAACTACTTAACTGATACAGACGCGTTCTACATCATTACAGACGTACCTAACGGTATGAAAATGTTCACAAGAGCTCCATTAACAACTGCAATGGAAGGTGATTTCGATACTGGAAACGTAAGATACAAAGCTAGAGAAAGATACTCATTTGGAGTATCAGACCCTAGAGGTATTTTCGCGTCCCCTGGTGCGTAATAACTAATCTTGAAGGGGGCGAGCAATCGCCCCCTTTTTTTCTTGCAAAAAAGGTGAAAAATGGTAAAGGAATTTCAAGTTAAAATATATGCTTATGGGTACCGTACTAAATTTAAGTTTAAGTGCGAAGATTCCGTTGAAGCTATAGAAAATTCTATAGTTGACAGGTTGGGACAATCTGATATAAAGTGGGAAACAACGGGATTTTACGATACCCGTAAAAAATGGATTACCTATGAGGAGGTCCACGATGCAAGCACACTTAACAGACCTTTACAAACAAAAAAGGTCCTTGGAGTTGAACTGGGAACAGGAGCATCTGAATGAGGGTAGATATACTCTCAATATGGTTAACATTGATCATAAGATCAGAGAAGTTATAAACCATATTAAATTAGCAGAAGCTCAAAGGGCTCATTTACAAAATAGAGTTGATGATGCTGCCCCAGAAGTTTCAGTAGCTACTTAATAAAAGGCTACATATTTAAAAAATCACAACTACACTACAGGCTCTCTTGCGCTCTTTAAAAAATAAGAGTATAACTTTCTTACTATATAATTATTAAAAGATTGTAGACGCGTATAGTCGACGGCCTAGAGACTACAATCTGCAAACTAGGAGGATATAATCATGGCAAGAACAACGTTTTCAGGACCAGTCGTTTCCCAAAGAGGATTTGTGGCTGCAGGACCTGACGAAGTGGTAAACATTACAGCGGAAACTACTTTAACTTTTGCTGCTCACGCAGGTAAAGTTATCAAAGTAAATGATGCTGATGGTGCTATTACACTTCCAACAATTAAAGCGGATAGCAAAGGTGCTTCTGCTGGAGACAATGACCCTAATGTGAACAGTCACTTAGGTGCTGTCTACAAATTTTTTGTAGGCACAGATTGCTCTGACTGCGATATCAAAACAGACGGAACTGACAAATTTGTTGGTCACGCAACTGTTGTAAATGTTGCAGATGGTACAAACAGTTCATTCGTTCCAGGATCAAGTAATGATGTTATAAGCATGAACGGTGGAACTACAGGTGGAGACAAAGGTAGTACAGTTACTATCACTGCACTTGAAGACAACGTATACTTAGTAGAAGCTGTGTTAATCGGTACAGGTACCGAAGCAACACCTTTTGCTGATAGTTAATAGATAACTCGGAGCGCCTGGTAATGCAGGCGCTCTTTAAAATGAGGAGGAAAAACACATGGCGGATACAGTATTAAATACTACAGTATTTGACGGAGCAAAAAGACTTATAACTCACTACAACGTAGTGTCTGATGGTTCAGGTAGCACAACTAAAATTGTTGACGTTTCTGGATTATCTACAAACCCTGCAACAGGTGCAGCTTGTTCTAAAGTTAGACTTGTAAAAGTTAGCTGTAATGTTTCAGTAACAGCACAAGTTGATGCACTTAGAATGCAATGGGACGCTACTACAGACGTTGTATTTCAAACCTTAAATGGTGAAATGGAATATGATTATTCTAGTTTTGGTGGTTTAAAAAATACCGATGCTTCTGGAGTAACTGGAGATGTAAATATAGTTCTACCTGCTTGTACAAGTGGAGACACGGGTACAGTAGTTTGTGAGTGGTTAAAGATTTACTAGGAGTTTAAATGGCTAATACTACTTCAGGAACAACTACGTTCGACAAAACTTTTGCTATTGACGAAATTATAGAAGAAGCTCACGAACGTATTGGTCTACAAAATGTAGCTGGTTATCAACTAAAATCAGCAAGAAGATCTCTTAACATATTGTTTCAAGAGTGGGGCAATAGAGGTAT